AAATAATACCAGCAACACCCGTCAGAAGCGCAAACATAAGTGCTGCTGAGACGAGTAATGCTATTAAGCCCCTATAGTCTTTCATGCTGCAATCCTCTCATCGCTCATCACCCAATCGTGCAAGTCGCCCCAATTGGGTCCAATACTAACATCAACCTCAAATGGGATATCATCCCAACCTAGTTGCTTAGATGCCTGAGCAATCATAACCTCACGCATCATCCCAGCAACCTCATCAGTTTGACTAATTGGTATGTCAGCCACGATACTGTCGTGCACAGTAGCCACAATACGGATGCCATTATCCACAAGATCACAAAGAGCACAAATAGTGAGCCAAGCAGCAATATTCTGAGGAAGGAAAGAAACCGATTCTCTCTCCACATCTCCCAAGTTTTCGTCTGTGATAAGGTGGAACCGCCGTTTGTGTCCGAATGGAGAGATAACATATCCATCTTTTCTTGCTCGCTGTGCGGTTTCAAGTGTCCACGCCTTTAATTGAGAGAATTGACCCCACCAGTCATTAATATACTCTTGTGCTTCATCCTTGTCCATATGATACATCTGTGCAAAGGCATCTGCGCCCTGCCCATATGTCACGCCGAAATTAATATTCTTAGACTTAACGTACTCTTCTTTCGTATACCCCGGTCCATAAAACTTAGCGGCTCGCTCTTTATGGAGACTTCGGGTACTATCCCGATATATGCCCAATAGAGCATCATCTCCGCTAAGTTTTGCACATGTTCTAAGCTCAGCTTGGGAGAAATCTGCCGAGATGATAACGTTTCCCGGAGAAGGTAAGAACATAGTTCGCATACCTGGGATGTTCTCGTACCCTTCTCTGATAATGTTTTGCAGGTTTGGATCGTTACTACTCGCCCGTCCGGAGACTGTTCCTCCACCCACGTTAAAGTGACCGTAAATCTTTCCGTCTCGTTGTGCTCGTCTAACCAATCCTTCAATGTATCTGCTCCTGATATCCTGAATCTTTTTATAGGCTCGATGAGTCGCAGCCCATTCCATAAGTTGTGTGCGGTTTTCAAGATTAGAAATGAATTCGCCACGTTCAATAATCTCTCTAACTTCTTTGCCTGTGCTGGTTGAGAGTTTCTTGGGACCGGCATCACGCAAAGAGTGCTTAAGTCCCCACTCATCATAAATGATTGCTTTAAGCTGTTGAGACGAGTTGGGATTTAAAAGAGGATGCTTGGTGATTTCACGCTCTCGTTCGCTTAGTTCCAGCATTCGCGGTATTGCTTCACGTTCATTAATATTCAACGCGGTTTCTGAATCGAACGGGAATCCGTTAAGTTCAACTATACGGAATCGTTCTCCTGCATGTAATAGACGCTTATATACAGGTCTGACGGAACCGCCTCTATCAGAGTCAAGTTTCGGCTCAAGTACATTATATAGTTGGAATGTGCCGGCTGTATCCCAACCATTGTATTTGTACAACTCACGTTCTGACATTCTCTTTTCGGCATCGGTCTTTCCAAGAAACTCTCCCGTCGTCTTAAAGTGCTTAACACTTTTGGGTTCATAGTCTGGCCAACCGAACTGTGTACTCATAAGATACTCAAGACTATGATAACCAGGACGTTCATCAAGTGCCACACTCATCAAGTAAGTGTCCTCGTCTACACGCGCATCGACACCAGCTTTGACTAAGACTTTAGTGTCAGACTTACCGTTGTGCCAGATGAAGCTAGTTTCAGTTCGTTCGTAGATTCTTCTGATAAGATCCCATACTCGTCTATCGCTAATTGCTCCCAAACCAAATACAACTGCTTTCTCGCCTCTTGCAGAGAATCCAGCGCAAGTTGGTGTGTCATCTTGTTGCCACTCAAGGTCGGACGCCAATAATACAGGAAGATTCTCTGTCCATCTTTCGAGTGCAACTCTAGCTCTATCAACATCGTTGATTATCTCCACGCTAGGAAATACAGGAGGTGGAATAGGATCGAATGCCCTCTTAAAGTCATCCACCATATCTGGATACTTGTCTGAATCACGAACTACAATTGCGGGATTGTTAGTGACGATAACTCGTTGCGGAGTTCCTCCACTAGAAGTTCGGTTATGAACAAATGGTCTTGCAGTAAAGACGGCTCTATATCTTGTAAGAGCAATGGTAGCTTCGGTTCCTGCGGCAATAACAAGACTACAATTTTTGATTTCGTCCTCAAGTCTAGGCTTGCATGATTTGATAGCAGCAGGCGAAGGATCATCCGTTCTACACAGAACAACATTCGTAGTAATAATATCTTTGCGCGCAATTCTGTACCTCCCTAACAGGTTCTCAAGCACGGCCTTAGAACCGTGTGGGTTACTAAATGGCACACCAGTAGCTATGTCATACTTGCCAGGACTACGAGAGACGAATGCCACCTTAGAGTTAGGATCACCACAAGTAGGCGCCATCTTCTCTTTAGCAAGAGGACAACTCTCACACTCGGCAAGTGGATGTTTACGTTTAACGTCCATCAATTTCAGGCTTTCCGTGAATCATACGTCGAGTAATATGACAATCCTCCCACGCTGGTCCGTGACCTGTAATTTGTTCTTCTAATGATTTCTCAGCTTCTTCTCGCGTAGAAAAGATGCCAAAATTGTCTTGATCAAAATCTATGGTATACACATAAAACCACTCTGTCTCATTCATAATGAACGGATCTGTCTCCTTCATACGTAGGGTAGTCCCCTCCTTCCATACCATTGTCGATCAAGTTGACACGTTAGACAGTATCGTCTACCATTCTTTGGACGGACTCGCCAATTACTGTGACCTCTACTGCATTCGGTTTCAGCACGTTTACGATCTGCAATTGCCTTAGAATTGGCACGACGCTGTTCAATTGCAGCAGGCGTCATAGTCATAATCATCTACGGCCTATCGTCGAACGGTCTATATTTGCGTCTATTGCATTCATAGTGAAGCAAGAACATAAGACAACACATAGCATGAGCTAAATGAGGTAAGCCTGTTTCTTCGTCGTTCTTACGCCCGCGCCAAAAGTCCCACAAGTGACCAAGTAATGCTCTAAATACGCGACTGTACTTAAGTCCTTTAGCCCAGTTGTGTTCTTCATACTTACGAGCACCAAACTCAAGCACGTTGGCAGTAGCCTCTAAAGCATCAGGACTCCACAAGTCCCAACGAGTTTTTCCTTCGTCTAATTTAACACCCTCAGTGAGAGCCATTAGGAAAGGGGTGTACCGTCAGGACCAAGAATCTTCTTAGGTGCAATACCCATCTGTGCAGCAAGACGTTCCTGCTTAACACGATTCTCGTTAGCCTCACGAACCATCTTTAAGCGGTTGTAGATAGCTTGACGATAATGGAAGTTATACGCCTCGTCGCTGATACCAACAGCTTCTTGCACAGCTTCAATAAGACCAACTAACTTAGCTTCCATCTCAAACAACTCAATCTTCATTCCAGGCATACAAACCTGATCTGCAACACCATACGGTACTGCTACGATATGCATACCAGCGCGAGTCCATGCCTTCTTCTCATTAAGGATCTTAACATCAAGCTCGTCCATAACAACATCTGCACAGGTACCGTCACAAAATGGTGCATGGAAATGATCCGCGAAACTACATTCATGCACAGTAGGTGGATTAAGTGAGTCCCACTCAATATCCGGTCCAACGTCAGGTTCACCAGTACCATTAATTGCGCTCACGCGAGACAACCTTTCGTGTTCGATTTGTTTACGCTTATTACGGAGTCGTGCGCCTTTGCTCATACGCTGTATATCCTGTGTCCTCTCCCGGCTGCTTTAACATCAATAAGTCCACGCTGTACCATCGTCTCGATAATGTCTTTAGCTTCTCTTGCACTAAGATGTTGACGTTGCATAAACTCAGCTTTTGTCAATCCCTCCTTACGTTTGACAATATTAATAGCGCGGTCTATTGCCTTCTCTGCCGTAGATCGACCAGCATTCAGGATCAGATCAATAGAGTAATGTCCCCACTTCTCGATATAGAACGCGGCTTGTTTCACATCAGACGTTTCAACAGCTAAACGGTTTGACTGGTCAGGAAGCCTACGACTCGCAGCAACAAGCATTGACATTTTGAGCAACGAATAGCTCAAACGAGAGAACGTCGGCAGAGCCAACATAGACATATCAGTCTCAATGCCGGCGTTAGTCATAATATCCTCAAGATTGCGATAATAGTCCCATGCTTCCTCAGACAATCTAGCTTCAATCTTGATCGGCATTTCTATTTGCTGACCAGCGATCGAAGTCGTAACGCTAGTGTTATAACGCTCGCAGATATCAGTAAGCGATCTAACGATATTGTCTTTACGTTCTGTAGATACTTCTGTGGGTGGTCCTGTTCGTCGTAACCTTGACAAGTCATTCTCACCTGATACGACCAAGAACCTTGGTAAGAATCCAGATAGGATATACTCGTCATTGATAAGAGAGTATACCTTGTCCCTAATTCCACCGCCAAAGAATATGAAGTAGGGTTCGGATATTGTAATTGTCTCTTTCCGTAAGAGACGAGTATAAATCGGCGGAACATCGTAGAGATGAGTAAGCGTCTCCGGTAAACCGGCGAGATAATCTTTTCTGTTGATTGAGTCGAAAAGTCCACTAACTTCATCCCTCCAATAAATAGACACTCTTTTGGGTCGGCCACTTAATCCGGTCAATAGTCCTTCGGCACTACCATCAGTCGCCAGGATTAAACTCTCGTCAATGTCTTTTAGAATATCAATGACAAGACGCATCGCGGTTGTCTTTCGTGTAAGGGTGCTCTCCCCCAAGACCAACCCCCACAGGTTAGGTACGATTTCTCCCCACTGTACCTTTAGACTCAAACCAGCCGAGACGACAGCACTCAAAGCAATAAACATACCAAGTTCATGATATTGCTCAGGTGCATCAGTCGCAGCATTAGCCCAACCCTTGTAGTCTGCGATGAACGTATCTTCCTCAATCTCATCGAAGTCCACTAGATGAGGCATCGTGACTATTTCTACCTTACCACCAAGTAGTACCTCAAAATGACTGTGTTCCTTCGCGGCCTTAATAACGTCTCGCCACAGGTAACTCAATGGACGGTTATCTCTGGCATACTTGTTACACGCTGCGTTTATAGCAAGCACGAAAACCTCGTCTTGCAATAAGCCCAACTCAAAACACTTGTGGATAAAGCGCCATAAGATGCGTGACCAGTCTGCATTTGCATCAGGCGCGGTTGTATACAGTGACGCAAATTCCTCGTCTAGCTTACCTTCTGCTTTATACCGATAAAGCACCATGCCCGGATCGGGTAACTTCTCGATAACAGGCATCGGATTGTTAGCGATAACCGTAGCTTCTGAGTTCTCAATAATCGCTTCCGGTATAGCATCAAAGACCCCAATGTCATACGTCGTGTCGGTGATACTAATAAGTTTAACCGGCACAGGTGGGTGGTACTTCTGATTCTCAGTCCAAGGAACACGCAACAATTGCGTAAGATCCCAACCACTCTTATCTGCACCAATCTTATAGGCGAGCTTCTTTGAATAATCCTCAGCAACATCGGCAGGGATAGGCTCACCAGTAACACGCCAATATGCTTGCCAACGTCCGGGTGACGATTCAACAACACAGGTTGGAATCGGCTCCAACTGTGCAGGGTTGGCATAATCAAGGTCGGACCATGCAAATGTACTGCCCAACGCAAACTCTTTACGTCGCTCTGGCATAGAGAGCAGATTGACGCAGAACCACACGTCGCGGTTCGGGTACATATCTTCGATAAAGTTAGCTACGTTATGACGTTGCCCAGGCCACTCAAAAAATTTCTGCGCGAAATTGCCTTTATTCTTGCTTGCGGTGGCAATACACAGAAAGCCCTTATTGACGCCAAACAGGTAGTCGAAGAATTGTACCCGCAACTGTAGATTAGCGGGTGGTGCTGATACGGCCATAAATCTCCTGACTACTTACGCGGTTATTAAAGTGGCTATGGTAGCCCAATACTTAATGCGCTTACGAAGTATAGGCGCACAAGCCACAATGCTGCCGTTCTCTACAACAAAACCCGCACAGAAGTAGCGGGTGGTAACTTGATAAAGACCATCATGCAGTTGCATAATAACAGGGGCGGTTGTGACACCAACCCCTGTTAGATACTAATTACTCAGCAGACTCGTCAGTAGATGCATCAGACGAATCATCGTTATCATTAGTATTACTATCATCACCATCAGCGGGGGTGTCTCCGGCCTCATCAGGCTCAGGCGTAGTAACCTCAATAGGCGGGCGACCCGGTGCATCACTATCAGGTGCAGGATCAACGGGAGTTTCCTCAATCTCAGTCATGTATTTCCTTTCGTTGTGTTGACAACATTGTATGCTAGCCTTGCCCCTACTAGCACCACTACGGCCCATATAGTATTGCCTGTTAAAGCCCTCACCCGTAGTGCCCCATACCCTAACTCGCTGGCATCGGGTTACACCCCACCAGTCCGTTAGGGCGATCGTTAACCGGAATTGACTACGACCAACGTAATAGGTGTGTGTCCCTGATTATCACAGGGCTGTCCATTAACATCCATCTGCAATGAACCACCATTACTTACACAAACCTGGATTGTGCCGTTACCTAATCCAGCACCATCCTTACCGTTAGTACCGTTAGTGCCATCTTTACCAGCCGGTCCCTGTGGACCAGTGGCACCAGTAGCACCCATAGGTCCCGTTAAACCAGTGGGACCAGCGGGACCAATTGAACCATTAGAACCAGTGTCACCCTTTGAACCGGGTGTACCACTTGAACCATTAGAACCATTCGATCCATTAGAACCACTAGGTCCGGCTGGACCAGTTGCTCCAATTGCACCAGAAGGACCAGTCAATCCAGTAGCACCCTGCTTACCAGTGATACGAATAGACGAACCAATCGGGATTCTCTTATGGAAAATCCGTCTCTCACCAGGAAAACACTTCTGTCCCGTTCTTACTGCTCGCATAACACCACCGCGAGCTAACCAATTTGGTCCCTTAGCAATACAGAACGGACCGAAGTTAGCAAAGTGCTGCTTACCCGGTAATGGACCATCAGTTGCTGCTGCTCCTACACTAACACTAACAACAGCAGCAACGATTGCCGCGATAATTGCATTCTTCATTGATCTCCTTATTCATAAGAATAGGCACACCTACCTCTCACTGGCTACTTACGCGCTTTCACCAGATCAAACCACCCTTCCCTCCGACGCTTCTCTTATTTTCTATAAGCCTCGGTGTGCCCAAATTGTTAATCTTTAGAGCAGACCAGCACCAGCGGAAGAAGTACCTTCCTTGCGGGCCTTAACACCACTAACCTTGTTGTTGTCGTACTCCTCATCATACTTCGTGTTGATGGAGCACTCACGACCCTGCATATCAGCGAAGTCAAGTGTGAAGCTAGGAGACTTGACAGATTCATCAGAATAACCAATTGCGATGAGGAACCTTGCAAGCATACCTAACAACTTCATGCGCTTCTCAGCGTCATAACCACCATCAGCGGTAGGCATCCAATAGTAGTTCCAAACACGACGGTTATCGTAAGAACCACCGTCGATCTTGAATGCTACATTGATACCAGGCGTACCGACAGGCAGGTTGCCATTCGGATTCTCAGTAAGAACCGGCGTAACCTCAAAAACGATTGCATCCTTCCAACCGTTATCCATGAGATTGCCGCGAGTATCAGCAGTAGAGAGGTCAAGCGTAGCAGGAAAACCATCTACCGCATTCTGTTCATCAACAGACATTATAACACCTTTCGTGATTTGAGACGATTATG